TCTGTTTTAGTTAGTTATATTTGAAACCACCCATCAACCCATTCTCTATAATAAAAGGTTGGAGCGACCCTACACCCTACATCCCTACACCCTTTGGTATGGCTTGTATAAGTTGTATTAAAACAGTAAGTTGGAGGAATGTAGGGTGTAGGGTGTAGGGTCTGTTTTAGTTAGTTATATTTGAAACCACCCATCAACCCATTCTCTATAATAAAAGGTTGGAGCGACCCTACACCCTACATCCCTACACCCTTCGGTATGGCTTGTATAAGTTGTATTAAAACAGCATTAGATTTTTCCCGTGTGAGATGAATGCCGAATAGTTGAAGGCACTTTTTCAATTCAGCGATGGAATAAGAGCGGAAATTGGGTGGGTGGGTGCGACCTATCTTGGCGTAATGCTCGTCAAGGAAAGGATATATATCCCCCTTTTTCAGTTTAGAATATAGGTCATCGTCCATATATAGTTGGGTTTTATTTTAATCCTTTCTTGTTAAACGCTTCTTGTAAATCTTTTAGATTATCAAATAGAGAGGTGTTATTTCCCCACAGCAAGGTAGAGGAGAAAAGGGCTGGGCTGGGGATTAGATTACATATTAGCCTATTCTCGGTTTTATTCCCTAAATGTCTCGCTAAATACGCCGCTCTCTTTTTCTTGTCCTGATGGTCAATATAAGTTTCCCCGCCCTCCAACCCGAAATGGTATGTCTTTTTTTTATCACCCTCTCGTATCTGTATAGCAAAGCGTTTATAAGGTCTTTTAGAACAAACCAACTCGTCTATTATTATAGGCATCTATAATATTATATCACATTATATAATAGAGAGATGAAACGAAAAACTTTGGAGATGGTAAATGACGAAACAGCCGATTTAGTAGATGTTTTTTCCCTCAACGGCAAGGTTAGATTAATCGGTAGCAATTCTCTACGGGCAATTCAATACGGGAGCGATTACGATGTAGCAACCGAAGTGAAAGGCACAACAGGAGAGAAGGTAGCAAAAGCAATACAAAAAGCATACGAGGAGGCAAAGAAAAACCCCGACTACTGGATTACCGAACTGAAAGCGGGACACGATGCCCGACTGATATACAAGGGGGACTACTCTAAACCCTCTGTGGAGGCATACTTGAAACGAGGAGAGGGATTGATACCGAAAGCAAGAGCAGATGCGATACGCCGAGCGACTGGCGAGGAAGAAATAAAACTCATCAGGGATTTATTTATACTCCGTTGGAAACCAGCCGACATTAAACGGGGGTTCGTGAAAATGATTGACGGGACAAAACGCCTTTTAAAAGATGCGGTGCTGGACAAGACAATACTGAAAATAGATTTATTAGGTCAGGTTGGAAACCAGTTTGTAGAGGTGAGCGAGAATTATACAATCCGCACCAAAGATGGTAAGAGTAATACAGTTAGAACATCTCCCCAAGAAATAGAGGAGGATTTTGAAGAGGAAATCCAGTATTATTCCCGAAAAGACACTTTCAAAGCGTTAAAACGCTTGTTTTCTCTCTTACAACTCGACGGGGGTCAGGCGAAGGCGTTAGACCTGTTGGTTGAGTTTTTCAATAGTCAGGTTGGATATTTAAACAAGATTAGGAACGAACTGAAAATAGTCGTCCAAATCTTGGAGCAGGATTTTAGGAAGGTTGCTTGGAAAGAGGTGGAAGAAAACCTCCAATATATCAAGGAACAAATCTCTCAAATATACCAAATCCCAATCAATTCATCTGTGTTTAGTGATATAGACGATATGACCGAAAAGACCGCTCTGCCGAAATTAAACGACCTGATTGACTATTTTACAGAAGTTATAAACAGACACTCAAAAGGGTTTTTGGAGAGGATACTTTGAATGTCGTCTGCCGACGGCTAAAAACCGACTACAAGCGGAATTGTTTTTTTAAAGGATTTATAATATCCTCCTAATGTATAATATGAACTTTGAAGAAAAGGGGAGATTTCTCTGCTACCTAAAAGACGACGATATTACAGACCGTAAGAAATGGGAGAAATTATTTCTAACCGCCAAACCTGATGAGGTGCGAGGCGGTGTGTTCCGTGATGTGAAACTGAAAGACAAGCCGAAATTACATTTCCAACCCGCCCCTGATAAGAAAACGGAGCGTAGTATCACCTACATTACTGGTGCGAGTGGGAGCGGGAAATCCTATTATACGAGGGCGTATGTAGAGGAGTATAAGAAATTGTATCCCAAGCGGGAGGTCTATCTGTTTTCGTCCATCAGCGATGATAGTTCTATTGATAAAATCAAGGGGCTAAAAAGGATAAATATGGATAAACTGATGACCGAGCCTTTGTCCGCCAAAGATTTCAAAGATAGTTGCGTCATCTTTGACGATACAGATTGCTTGACCAACAAGTTTCTTCGCCTGAAAGTAAGCGAAATATTGAACTCCTTACTGGAAACTGGGAGACATTTCAACTGCGAGGTTATCTACACCAGTCATTTGGCGACCGACGGACACAATACAAAGCGTATCTTGAACGAATGTAAATCTGTCGTCATCTTCCCTTCGGGGCTTGGAGGGCGTAGCATTAAATACTTGCTGGATAATTATTTTGGATTGGATAAAGACCAAATCAAACGAATAAAGAAATTGCCGAGCAGATGGGTCTGTATCAACAAGGGTTTCCCGATGAGCGTTATAGCAGACAAAGATGCTTACATCTTGAACGACCCCGAAGAAGAGGATTAATTATATAAATATAGCGATTGTATATACTTATATAAGATGGTGAGCGAGGTCTATTTATTTTTGTAATATTTTTTACGACCTGTTTTAATACAACTTATATAAGCCATACCGAAGGGTGGAGGGTATATTTATTTTTTATTTGTGGGGCGTTGGGTGGAATGCTGGGTCTTGTGCTGGGATGCTGGGTGCTGGGTGTCTAAAACTTTATAAATATAGAATTGGCTTTGGCTTTTTTATATATAGAAACTTGTGTTTGACCCAGCATACCCAGCACTACCCAGCATTATATATATTATTAGAAACATTAAAAGAAAAACAAGACTGGTTAAGCAGTCAAATAAATATATTTTTTTTAATTTTAAAATGCTGGGTCAAGTGCTGGGTCAGGCGAGAACCCAGCACCCAGCACTAAACCACCAGTCGTAATGACTTACAACAATATACACCATTCGTAATGGCTTACCACAGCCACCTAACGCCTTGAAAGCAACAGTGTTTTCCCGCCGACCGAAATCGCTTGATGGGTTGTTTCGTTATACAAACAGTCCTCCAAATCATCATTCTCCAGTTCCGCCTCCAGTTCCGCCACCGCCACGCCACCGATTTCCACATCAACCTCCCCCCCGCTGTCGTAATCACTCCCACTCCCAGCGGCATTCAACAACGGGACAAAGCACTCTCCAATTTTGTAGTGTTTTTTCAGGTTTCCAAGATGGAATAGAGTCCGTGTACCTTGGGAGGTTCGCTGCCCTTTCGCAATACACCCCTTTGGTAGATGTAGGTGAGTATAAATCTTTTTCATCAAATCTCCAGCCCCATTTAATTCATACTTGCCTCCGTTTTCATCACGCCAAGTGCGAAAGGCAGTATACAAATCCCCACCAAATCGGGTCATACAGCCATCGTCATCAACCTCTGCTTTTTGAATGACTTGTTGGGCGACCCACCACTCAAAGAATATATCCAAGAAGGGTCTGCTGAACCCCTCCAAATCCTGTTGGTAGTCTGTCTTGGGGATTTTTCTAAATCGCCACTCGCTGATGTCCCTTTTCATCAGGTAGGAATACAAGGAAATCAGGTTGTCTTCCACCTCCCAGTAAGCCCCGAATGTGTTGAAATAAGCCTCGTTGCCTTTCATCTCCTCGCTCATCTTGATAATCATATCTCTACGCTGTCCCTCCTCCAAGAATACTGGGTCGGGGTGGTTGGTTGGAATGATAAATCTGTGATGCGAACGGATAACATACGGGGCTTGGTGAAGGTTGCGAATAGTAATCTCCTTGTCGGTTTTCAACGCCTTGATTTTACCGTCAGCTCCAAAAGCATTACGCTTATCCACCTCGCTCAAAACCACCAAAAGGGAACTCGCCATCATCGGGTTAAAGTTGCCCCACACATCTCGTTCAGGATTGGAACTCTCAAAATACCCGCCTCCCATTATCTTCTTGATGGGGTCAAGCATTATCGTTTTACCTGTCCCTTGACGCCCTGTAATAACGATACATGTTTCTGGTTTCTGTGCGGGTTTTTGTAGCAGATGAGCGAACCAGTTGAGAACATACTCCTCTGCGAGAGCATCGTGGTCGCAGATTATCCCAATGTGCTTAATCCAAGCATCAACAGCGGTCTTGTTGTAGCGTTCATCAGTTTCCTCCCTCATTCTACCCTCAAACTCGCTTGGTTTCCAAAGATTGAGAACATTTGGCGGACAATACATCGGTGGCGGAATAATATCCGTCCTATCCTTGCGTTGGATACCAGCGTCCTCAATCCATTCCAGAATGAACTTTTGTTTTTTTCTCTTACCCGTTTCGTCGTTGATTTTCCAAAACCACTCGTGTTCGTAAGCACCCATCAAGTCTGTTCTGTTGAAAACCTTGTATCCAAGAAAGTTCTCATTACCGAGTTCATCAATCTCAAACAACTTTTTAAAGTAGTTGTTCGTATCAACGATTTTGGTGTGCTTTTTCTCGTGGTTGGTTTTCCAAAGGAGATACTCTTGCGGGTAGTGGTTGTCCTCCTCCTCCTCAACGGCGTTCGCCACCTCGCCCTCTGCGACAATCCCCTCCACAGGCATTGCTCCCGCAACGGCATTCGCAACCACCAAGTTTCTACGAGCGTCAATCAAATCGGCTTGAACCGTCCATTCCTCATACTCCTTTACCTCCATTCTCATCGCAAAACCAGTTTTCTCAAAGATGAACTCATTCACTCCATTAATATGGAATGCGTGGTCTGTATAAGGAGGCGGAGAAGGAGTGGTGAACCCGTCAAAGGCGAGGGCAAGTCTTCGTGGTTTAATGAGCGAGTTTTCCAATCCATACAGATAAGCCGCATGTAGGCACTCGTTCTCAAACACCCCGAGAATGTAGGAAATCGTCTTGTTCTGTCTTTTCCAAGCAGGAAGACCAAGAGAGGTGGGGGCAATCAGTTCAACCAGTTCAGGATTCGCATCAATTAATTTATTGTTGATTTTCTTGATTTCCTCCTTCAATCCTTTCCACCACGAATGACCTTCGTTGTAATCAGCCACATTACGCACACTCATCGGCATTTCGTTTTTCGCTGGGTTGCCCTTTGTAATTCCCGCATCGTAATCCTCGCCTTCTCCTCCAGTCGCCCAGCCCTGTAAACCTCCTCCGTAGAGGGAGGCACAGATGAGTTTCTTGATGTGGATTTTTTCAAGGGGAGGACAACCCGCCACTGAATGATGGTCGCTCAACATTTTAATAATCGGCTTCTTGTCTTTACACCAAGCGTCCAATTTGGGCGTTCTAATCCTCAACTTGAGGGCGAGTTGCGACAGCACCGTAGGGTGAGAGGCTACGAAATCGTAATCCACCCACCCTTGATAGTGGTAGAGGGTGTTGCGAATGTTTCTGGCGAGTTCAGTCAGGGAGAGTTTTTCAGTAGAGTAGAACCGTCCAAGACCTCCCTTTTTTTGATGGTAGATGATTTCAAGGTCGTTTCCGTTTTTTAACAATCTAATTCTTTTTTTGAGTAGGGTTTTGCTTTCAGGAGTGAAGCGGGGAATAACTAAATCCGTCCCATCAGCATTCTTGATAAACAGGCATTCTCCATTCTCGTTCTTCTTTTGCTGGGTAATCCAGTCGCCATCAACCTCTACATATTCCAAGTCAGGAACTTTGATAGAGGTGTTGTCGTCAAGGATAATTTTGGCTAAATGAGGGTCAAGCTCCTCGTGGAACTTGCCGTGGAAGGCGGAGTAGTCTGCGGAGTTGATTAAGGCGAGGTTAAGTTTTCCTTCAGCATGTAGAAAGTGGGTCATTGTATATACTTATATAAAGATAATCTTTTAAGTTGTTTTGCTTATATAAGTATTGTCTATTTATAAATCAATTTTGTTTAGAATGATACGATGGAAAGTAAATAAAAATAGGGGAAATCTGCCCTTAATTTTTACTATTCAGGATTTCCTAAATAGTAAAAGTTTTGTTGGGTTTTAAATTTTAAATCCCTAAATAACCAAAGTGCTTGGTCGCATTTCTCTCAAAGTTTCTATTGTTTGTTCTTTGCGGGGTTTCAATACCTCCTTGTAGTATTCCCTACGCTTTTTGAGGAAATCGTCGTATCGGTCGGGTTCGATTTTCATTTTCGCTAAATATCTCGTCTGTTTTTCTTTCATTTTTTCACTATTCTTTTTTTGGTATTTCGCCACATTCTTTAAATGCGACTGATACATCTTTTCGGCAGCAGTAAGAAGGGGGGACGGCAAGGGTTCATTTTCGTTTTCCATATTTTCGCTTATAGTATATACTTATATAATTATTCCTTTAAGTGGTTTATATATAAGTATTATCCGTGAGTGTAAGGTGTAGGGTGTAGGGTCTGTTTTAGTTAGTTATATTTGAGACAGCCTCCCAAGCCCATTCTGTATAATAAAACATTATAAGCACCCTACACCCTACACCCTACACCTTACACTTTTGTAAGACGAACGAAAACACCCAAGCAGTCAAACACAGATAGAAGATGATGACCTCTCTCGTCTCTCTTCCTTCTCTTCTTCATTCTTCATCTCTAACGAGATTTCTTTTACTATATCGTGCGTGATAACATCACCCGCCAGTCCAAAAACGCTCTCGGCGGTCTTTCTATCCTTTTCCAACTTTGCGGAATGATGAGGTCTAATGGCGTAGATATTACAAGCACGGAACAGCAACTTACGACCGCTGAACTTTTCCGCTCCAAAATGGTAGATGTTTCTGTCTCCTGATTTACACACCTCCTCAATATCGTCTTCCTCAACCCCTTCAATCGTCCCTAAATATTTCACGAAAAAGAAGCCGTCTTTGTTTTTCAGTTGTATATCCACCACACAACCCACGAAATCCCAACCTGACTTGCTATACCATTCGCTCACGGCGAGTTCCTCCCCCTTGAAATCACACGCCCAAGAAATCGTTGTTGTTTTGCCTAAATCTCTGCCTTCTTCCATTATAATCTATAATGAGAAAAAAATAATCTAATTAATTCCAAAAGCCATTATCCACTAAACTAACAAATCTACCTCTACCTTGAAACGGGGGTAAATTACTATCGCCTTTTATCTTCTGCTTTAATTGTATCTGCTTCCGTAGATTTTCAGGGGCAATCTCGTCAGGAGTTAAGGGAGTGTTCTTACTTACCCGCTTCGTGGGTCGATACACAGGATAATCTTCTTCCCCTGCTATATTTTCCCAGTTCTCTTTAAACCAACCCGCAATACCCTCTTTGCTCGGCTTCTTTCCGCTATAAGTCCCTCCCATATCTTTATACTTCTTTACAATAAACCCGCTCTTATAAGCACTCGGTTTAGAATATTTTTTGTCTGCTAATTGTTTCGCTTTTGCGTATAATTCAGGGTTATCAGGAGTAGGTGTTTCGTCCCCTTTTCCTCCACCCGCCAACCCTCCTCCAAATCTAGAAATCATCTTATTATACAGCGTCTCAATCTCTGCGTCCTCCCTCGCTCGTTCTGTCGCTGTTAGCATCGCTCTCCTCTTCTTCTCTTTTTCGTCCCTTTCCTTTTCCTCCATTTCCCTTTGTCTTTTTCTCGCCTCTGCTTCATCTCGTTCTCTTTTCTCCTTTTCCACTCTCTGTCTTTTTTCAAAAGGGTCGTCTTCCATCATACCCCTTATTTCTTTTCCTCTTCGCTCTCGCCCTTTCCATATTGCCTTATTCACTTTATTCCCTAATTTCTTTTTCAGTCCTTCAATATCAGTCCGTGCTTCATTTATCCCATCTACAAAATTGGGTATTTTCGGTTTGCTGAACAACTCATATTCCGCTGGGGTTAATACTTTTCTCTCTATCGTTTCCAGTCCCTCATATGTGGGCGGGTCTTTCCCGAATATTTCAACGGCTCTTTCTTGATATTTCCCTTTCGGCTCAAAACTCTCCTCCCTCTTCCCGAAGCCTATCTCGTAAGGGTCTTTCTCAAAGTTCTTTAAATACTCCTTCTCGTTGTCTATTATATAGTTCCTTAATTTGTTGTATATAAGTGTAAATCTCGCAATTTCCGCCGCTCTGTTTCTATTTCTCATTTCGGTCGTCCTTCTAACATTCAGGTCTGTATCGTGTTCCCATATTTCCTTTTCAACTTCGGTCATCGTCCCCTCCTTGTTTTTTTTACTCATTTCCTCTCGTTTCTTCTTGTTAGAGGCAATGGTTTTCAACCTTTTCGCTTCTTTTCGCTCCTCGTCGGTCGCATACTTGCTGGGGCGACCCGCCTTCTTTTTCTCTGCGGGAGGGTCTATTGCCTCCGCCATCGCTACTGCGTCGTCTTTTAATTTTGTGAAATTATCCACGATTACCCCTTTCTTCTTCGTCTTTTTACTATCCTTGTATGCTTGTTTGATGGCGGGGTCTTTAATGGCGACCATATAAGTCGTGTCGTTCTTCTTCGCCCAATCCTTCACAAAGTCAGTCCATTCATTCCCCTTCTTCTCTTCAGCCAACATCTATACTAACCCTAAAGATAATAAATCCCCTATTTTTTTAATTAAATCCATCGTATCATTCTGTATAAAATTGATTCTCTTTTATACTATACTTCTATAAGCAACAACAACAACAAAAGATGATGAAATCTTACGAACAAATGAGCCAGAACAATCCTTATTCCGCCGAGTATGTCGCATGGGCGAAGGAGGAAGTGAGCGACAAGAAGAAAAGGAGTATGATGACTACAGACACCATCACCAACCCTGACGGTTCTACCACAATCCTGTATTCACAAATGAATACCAAGACCAACAATGACCGTATTGACGGACACTTCTGGATTGAGGACTTGAATGGAAAAATGGTGAGCGATTGTGGGTTCAGCACCTATCAACACAATCTCCCGTGTTTCAAAAACCCTCATCGCTACAATGCCGAGACAGATTTTGTCGTGTATCAACCTTGTCCTGACGCAAATATGGAGCTGGAAATCATCAAACGCCATTTGGAGATGAAACTGTTATCTTGGGGTAAAAACACATGCGGAGAGTTGGATTCTCGCACCGACGAGGAGCGGTTCAAGAGTGTCGCAACACAGATGTGGGTCAACCGTGCTACGATGCTCTCCACTGGATTTGACTGTCTCCAAAATGCCGTATGCGAATGGGTTGTTCGTGGCGAGGACAAATGCCGTATCCGTTTCGGTTGTGCTGGGATTGTCCGCCCAAGAGTAGACACAGTGTTCTGGTTCTTCGGTCATTTAGACAACACCGAATACGGTGAGTGGATAGTCAAGGACGCAGTGAGTGCTGACGGAAAATACGAGAAATCCGTAAACCACAGCCGAGTGATGTGTATCGCAGAAGTCCCTAATGCGATGAAAGTGATGGGAGAACGAGCCATCAAGCAGAGCGTCTTTAATGCCGCAAAGGAACTCGTCCGCAAACGCAAAATGGAGAAGGCAGACAATGCGGCAGACAAGGCGGCAGACGCATTACTCGCAGAGTGGGACGATGAGGAGAAGAAACCCAAGCAGAAAAAGCAGAAGACAAACAACAAGAAGAGATGAGTGTTTAGAGATAGATAGTTTAGATTATTTAGGATTTTGGTGTAAGTTAAATAAAATAAGGAGGTTTTTTTTAATGTGGGGATAATGTATAAGAATGAGTTTAGAAAACAGTTGTGCTAATCCTGCTTTCCCTATACCCGAATATTATTTTCCACACCGTTTTTCTAAATAATCTACGAGAGGAGTTTTCCCCGCTCCTGTTAATTGAAACCCATCTCTTATCTTGGGTAGTGATTTAATTATCTGTTTCAGTTGTTTCTTGGTTAATTTCTCGTAGGATTTCCGTTGGAATGTAGGGGTGCTGGGTGTTAGGTCGGCTCTGCCTCTTCCTATCTCGGTATTCACTCTATCTAATACCCCTGTGCCGTGTTCGGTAAGTAGGTTGAGTGATTTGGACGGAATGGTAAAATCAGCGTCTAACGCTCCCTTTATTGATACGGGGTCAAGAGTGGTTCTAATATTCGTCTCGTTCTCTTTTTGACCAAAGTCTTTATTATAAGCGTCCCGACCAATCCCTGTTGCCTTGTTTAAAGTAATGATTTCATTACTATCCCCACCGACATCACTCGCTATTTTTCCGCCGAGTGAATGACCGAGAGTGGTTATATTTTTCGCACCATATTTGCCCTCTGCTTTTTTCTGTATATCTTTGGAATGTTGGAAACGCTTGGTCGAGGACATTTTAAACCCCAACGCCATTTTTAGATTATTACCCCAGTCGGTCAGGTCTTTTGTCCCACGATGGATTACTACTGCTTTTTTGGTGGCGGGGTCAAAATAGACGGATACTCTCTCACCCGAAAGGGAATTGTCCCTAACATACCCGTCTATATTCTGTGGTGCTTTGCCCTTGTTTGCGTAAGATGCGTCTAAAAATTGTTTGATAGATTTACTCGCCATCTTTCCGCCGCTTAATTCCTCCATATATTCACCTCTCCCTACCAAATTATACGGGTCATACGGGTCATTCGGGCGATTTGTAGGGCATCGACGCTCCATCTCCACAAAAATCCCCTTTTTTGCTAACGCTCTCAATTGTCTTATATTTTGTTCTGCTGCCTGTAATCTTTGAACTGCTTGTGGGTCGTATTCGTTTGTGGGGTCGGCGAAACGGTTGAATTCCTTTGCGTGTGGATTTCTGTCTCCCGAATGGACGATAAAAGATAAATCTTTAAAAAGACAAGCGTTCATTCTCCCTTTGATACCCTCGTTAATGTAGGTTCGCATAGCGGCGGCTTCTCCTTTCTGTTGGGCTGATGCTCCGCCGTCCATCTCTTGAACAGACATTTGTATTGGTTCTTTGTTCTTATCCGCTTGAAATAATACCATTTATATTATATCAACATATTTAAAATAACTGAAAAGTTCTAAATTAAAGGAAACGAGAGGGCATATGACCGCTCATTCTAATTTGAGTTCCGTATCCTCCTCCGTATCTCCCCCCCGAGGTCTCTTCTATATCCACTAGCATATCCCTCATCACACCCTCCACTTGCCCCCTATCTTTTGCTGCCGCCTTCGCTTCCCTCTTCTCTCTTGCTTCCTTTTGTCTTTTGGTTTCCTTCTTGGGTGTTGCGGGTGTTGCGGGTGTTGCGGGTGTTGCGGGTGTTGCGGGTGCTTTTTCCTTCGCAGGACGGCGTTGTGGTTGCGGTTTTCCTGACGGGGTTGTGCCGAAAGCCTCCCCAACAGAACCCGTTCCCATATCTCCCTGTAATCCCTCCAATCGTTGCTGTAAAAGCATTAAATCAGTTTTGAATGTTGAAAGGACGGAGCGGAAGCGGTCAAGAACATTTTGGTCTAAAAAGTTGGTGGAAAGTTGGTCAATCTCCATTACTGCTGCTACAATTTGGTCGTTTAGACCGCTGATAGTCTGCTGTTGCTCTGTTGGAAATATGCTAATAGATGGGACTTGTTGGGTCATATAATTCAAGAGTAATTTGGTTGCTTTTAATACGGCACTTGTTCCGCCGATGAAGCGGTCAATCGCTTTGCTTCCCACCCCTTGCGGTGCTGTGTGTCCTAATTGAAGTTGATTAGATATTTCGCCCAAAGAAACGAGGATTTCCACCATCTTTTCATACACAAAAGTATATTTGTCCTGTAAATCCCCTACAAGTCCAATCGTGGTTTCAACCCCCTTGAACCTGCGTTTGTTTGCGGCAACGACTTTTTTATTCACACGACGGAGAGAGTTTAATTCTTCTGCGTTTGGGTCTAAAAATTGAGGCATTATACTATACCTCTATATAATATAATACTACTAAATCTATTTAATTTTGTCTGCCGACGGCTTTTTTAGAAGTGTATGGTGTAGGGTGTAGGGTCGCTCCAACCTTTTATTATAGAGAATGGGTCGGGGGCTGTTTCAAATATAACTAACTAAAACAGACCCTACACCCTACACCCTACATTTTCATTTTTTATACAGACCCTCTTCTTTGACGATTTGCGATGCTCTTATCATCTTAACGCCACGCTCCGCCATTACTTTTTTGACGATGGCTGCTCGTGCGGCACGACCCCCGCCCGATACTGCTCTCGTAGCCTCTCTTACGACAGATGCCTTCAAGTCGTCGGCAACCGCTTTCAACGCCTTTGCTCCACGCTTTTTGACCTCCCTAACCGCCTTTGAACCCATCGTCTTTGTGAAATCAATTGCGTCTTTTAGACTAACTCCACCGCTTTTAACTCCGCCGACTTTGCGTTTTTTCACCGCTGACCCGAGTTGGACTTTTCCGTCCGCATCTAAAAAAGCACCCACCATCGCCCCGCCCACTTTGCGTCCTGCTCCCAAAAAGGGCAAGACAATAGGAGCAAGGTCTTTTGCTACGCCGAGCGTTCCAGTAAATCCCTTTACAAACCCTTTTCCAAAGTCTTTCCAAAAAGAACCTCCGTGTAGCGTCTTCATCGCCTTCTCGACCATCAACACTTTATCAGCCATTTTGGAGCGTCCTGCTCCCATTATTAAAGGGGCGACAATAGGGGCGAGTTGTTTTACGACATTAAAAGCATCGCTTAAAAAAGAACCTCCACGCATCAGTTTTCTATTGAACGCGGCTAACTTTTTGATGTCGGCAGGTTTGAGTGCCGCCGACGCTCCGCCCATCACCTGCTGGTAGAGGTCGTAAGCCTCCTTGCCCGTTTTCGCAATAGCACTTGCGTCCTTTATTCCCTTACTCGCCTTTTTCACTAAACTACCGAGATTAAATCCTCCCGACGGAACGCCTCCCGACATTACGCCTCCCGACGGAACGCCTCCCGACATTACGCCTCCCGACGGGACACCTCCCTTCAATAATGGGGCGACAAGAGGGGCAACTGTTTTTGCGACACTTAAAGCATCACTAAAAAAAGAACCTCCAACAGCACCGCCCACTCCTGCGTATTTGTTGCGACCTCCTCCGCTTGAAACGGCGAGACCTGCGTTCATATTGAGGGGCGGGTATGCGGATGAAGTGCCGTTGAGAATAAACTTGGCTGGGGCGACCCCCCCTGTAAGTATTTGCTGAACCGATGCGACCTTTTCGGGGTCGTGGAAACTATCGGCGTTCCTAAATCCCATAGGTGTAGGGTCATACTGGTAGCGGTTCAAGTGAAAGTTCTTCTGCTCCATTTCGCTTAAAGTCTTGACCAACGCTCTGTTGTAGGGAGTGTTGTATGTGATGTTTGCTTGGGGCATCTTTATATAAATACAACATATTTTAATTGATACGCATATTAATTAATTAATATGTCTATCTAAATATTCCTTAATAATTGTCTGCCGACTGTCTGCCGACGGCTTTTTTAGAAATGTAGGGATGTAGGGTGTAGGGTCGCTCCAACCTTTTATTATAGAGAATGGGTTGATGGGTGGTTTCAAATATAACTAACTAAAACAGACCCTACACCCTACACCCTACATTTTCATTTTTTTAACGACACATATCGGCAAGACGAGATGCCCCTCCGTGAGCCATTCCCCCGTGAGCCATTCCCCCGTGAGCCATTCCACCCGAAGACACGCCACCACGAGGCATCATCATACCGCCACGCTTCTCGCAAAATCTCTTCACTATCCCGTGTAGAGGCATATTGAGTAGATTACCTCCCACCATACGGGCGACTTCGGCAGATTTCATCGCCGATGCTTGTTGCGATGATTTGGCTGCTAATACGGTCTCCTTTGTAAGAATTCCAGTATAAATAGCAGACACGCCTTGCTGTGTGGTGAGGATACCGCTATTCACACAGATAGTAATAATTTCAGGGGTAATATTCGCACCACCCGTAGCAGAGATAGTATTGGTTGCTCCAATTTGGAACTGGAAATTATAATTGCCTAAACTTCCACAGGACAGGAAATCGGGGAGTGATAAATCGTAAGCAGGGTTGATGATAAGAAGAGAACCCGTAGTATTCACAGCAGCACCCTTGCCCGTTCCACCGACAGC